AGGGGCCGGGGATGCCCGGCGACTGGCAGGGCCGCTTCGCGCCCAGCTTCGAGTTTGTGTTCCATTTCAACCGTGCCAGCCGCAAGCCCAACAAGATCGTGCCGTGCAAGTTCGCCGGGCAGGAAACGCNCCTGCGCGCCGATGGCTCGTCCACCGCGATGCGCGGCAAGGATGGCGAAGTCAACGGCTGGACGCACGCAGGCCAGCCGACGCAGGACATGCGCATCCCAGACTCGGTGATTCGCGTGATGCGGCACAAGGGCAAGATCGGCGACGGCATCGACCATCCCGCCGTGTTCCCGGTGGCGCTGCCGCAGTTCGTCATCGAGGCGTTCAGTGCCACGGGCGATCTGGTGTTCGAGCCGTTCGGCGGCAGCGGCAGCACGATGCTGGCTGCGCAACGCACTGGGCGCATCTGCCGCTCGGTCGAGATCGCGCCGGAATACGTGGATGTCGCCATCCGGCGCTTCCGGCAGAACCATCCCGACATCGCCGTCACGCTGCTAGCGACCGGGCAGTCCTTCGATGACGTCGTCGTCGAGCGTGAAGCCGAGGTGACGGCATGAAGTGGCTTGCTGACAAGATCGAGCAGTGGCCGACGACCAAGCTCGTTCCCTACGCGCGCAACGCCCGGACGCACAGCGAGGCGCAGGTGGCGCAGATCGCGGCCAGCATCGTGGAGTTCGGCTTCACCAATCCCATCCTCGCGGGCAGCGACGGCGTGATCGTCGCCGGACATGGTCGCCTCGCCGCCGCGCAGAAGCTCGGTCTGGAATCGGTGCCAGTGGTCGTGCTCGACCACCTGACGCCGACGCAGCGCCGCGCGCTCGTCATCGCGGACAACCGCATCGCGGAGAACGCGGCATGGGACGACGATTTGCTGCGGGTCGAACTGGAAGGCTTGCAGGATGAAGGTTTCGACCTCGACCTGACAGGCTTCGACGCCGATGCGCTGGCCGAGCTGCTGGTGGGTGACGAACCCGACAACGAAGGTCAGACCGACGAGGATGCCGTCCCCGACGTCGGTGATGCGCCGGTTTCGCGGACCGGCGACGTCTGGCATCTCGGCCCGCATCGGCTGCTGTGCGGCGACGCGACCGTGGCCACGAGCTACGAGGCCTTGCTCGATGGCGAGGCCGTGGACATGGTGTTCACCGACCCGCCGTACAACGTGAACTACGCCAACAGCGCGAAGGACAAGATGCGTGGCAAGGATCGGGCGATCCTGAACGACAACCTCGGCGACGGCTTCTACGATTTCCTGCTGGCGGCGCTGACGCCAACGCTCGCCCATTGCCGTGGCGCGATCTATGTGGCGATGTCGTCCAGCGAACTGGATACGCTGCAATCGGCCTTCCGCGCGGCGGGCGGCCACTGGTCGACCTTCATCATCTGGGCGAAGAACACCTTCACGCTGGGCCGCGCCGACTACCAGCGCCAGTACGAGCCGATCCTCTACGGATGGCCCGAGGGTGCGACACGCCACTGGTGTGGTGACCGCGACCAGGGGGATGTCTGGAACATCAAGAAGCCGCAGAAGAACGACTTGCACCCGACGATGAAGCCGGTGGAGTTGGTCGAGCGCGCGATCCGCAATTCGAGCCGCCCTGGCAACGTGGTTCTCGACCCGTTCGGTGGCTCTGGAACGACGCTGATCGCCGCCGAGAAGTCAGGCCGCATTGCGCGTCTGATCGAACTCGACCCCAAGTACGTCGACGTGATCGTGCGCCGGTGGGAGGACTTCACCGGGAAGCAGGCCACCCGCCAAGCGGATGGCGCGTCGCTTGATCAGGCGGCGAGCGACTCGTCGACGATCTCGCAGTGAATCACGAAGCCCCTCAGGTAAGGCAAGCCGTGCGGGATGCCGTACTGCTTGCTGGTCTGGCGGACAATCGTCCAACCCATCCAACGCTGGGTGGCTGAGTTGATCGCGTCCGCCAGGGCCTTGCCCTCGTAAAGCCCGTTCTGGACGTCGTCGGCAAAGTGGCGACCGTGGCGGCTGTCGAGGAAGGCCCGCACCGATTCGAGCGGCTGGCTGGTGGCGTCCGAAATGGCGACCATCGCCAGGGGCCAGGCGGCGCTGGCGTGTTCGTTCATCGTGCCCCAAAAGCCCCAGGTGTCGTTCTGGGTGGCGGGGATCTGGTTGGTGGTCATGGTGGTTGCTCCTTCGGGTTGATCGTTGCGACACCCGTAGTAACGCGCTGTTCGATTGAGAAGCCAAGCGCTGCTTGGCCCCTTTCTCGATCCTTCTGATCAGGCGATGCGGTAGACCCGCTCGCCGCCCTGCGGCTTGTCCGAGACGATGGATAGGCCCAGCTTTTTCTTGAAGGCCCCGGCGAAGGTACCGCGCACGGTGTGTGCCTGCCAGCCGGTGGCGGTGCAGATCTGGCCGATGGTCGCGCCCTCGGGGCGTCGCAGCATCCGCACGACTTCGGCCTGTTTGCTGTTGTCCCGGGTGCGTGGTTTGACTTGCCCCTGGGCTTTGTTTTTGGCCCATTCGGCCTCACACGCGGCCACGTCGGCCTCCAACTCGGGATATGCGGTCGAGGTTAAGACGGCGGCATCACACGCACGCTGTGGCAAGGACGTGGGCTTTGGGCGCGGCATGCCCAGGGCGTCGTAGCCCTCGGCGGCAACGCACCAGCCCTCGCCATCGGGCGTGATGAGGGCGCGGTTGAACAGGCCGTCGAGCACCTTCTTGCGCGCGCCGCCTTTGATGTGGTCGGGGAACCATTCGATCTTGCCGCTGCTGGTGTTGATGGCCTTGGCGAGGATGGCGTGCTGGGCCGGGGTGAGTTGGGTGGTGGTCATTTGCTGCTCCTTGGGAGTGGTTGATGGGGTGACGTGATGAACGCGCTGTTCCCGATCAAAGCCAAGCGTTCTGTCCGCCTTTGCGCAACAAAGATGTCATGCCCCGATCCGCTCCCTTGCCCTGTCGCCACCCTGGCTGCGCCGCGCTGGTGGAGGACGGCAGTGGTTACTGCCCTCGCCACCAAGGCGATCGGCGCCAGTGGGACAACACCGCCCGGGCCAAGGCCCGTCAGACCCGTCGGGCCTGGCACACCGGCGATGCGCGCTGGCGCGCGCTGCGTGCCGAGGTCTTGCGCGAGCAACCCCTGTGTGTGCAGTGCGCGCAGTCGCGCCGGGTGCGGCTGGCCACGGTCGTTGACCACGTCGACGGCAACGCCATGAACAACGAACGCAGCAACCTGCAGCCGCTGTGCGCCTCCTGCCACGCAGCCAAGACGGCCCGCGAGGACGGCGGCTTCGGCAACCCGCGCCGCTGACCTCCGAAACCCCTCGGGGTCGGGGGGAGGCGAAGTCTGGGGCCGCCGCGCCCGTGTCCGCGCGGTCCCTCATTTTTTTGTTTCCGCGAATTTGTGACCGGGGGGATTCCCCCTGGGCACCGAGATATCCCTATGCGAGGCCGCAAGCCCAAACCCACTGCTTTGAAACTGATCGCTGGCAACCCCGGTAAACGCGCACTCAACGCCCACGAACCGCAGCCGCGCACCGACCTGGCGGCTCCGCCCGCATGGCTGACCGAGCGCCAGCAGGCCACCTGGCGGGAAGTCGTCGAGCTCTCGCCGCCGGGCCTGCTCAAGGACGTCGATGCCTCGGTGTTCGCTGTCTGGGTGGTGGCGTTCGACCTGTACCAAGAGGCCAGCGAAAAACTCGCCCGCACCGGGATGCTGATCAAGGCACCGAACACCGGCGTGCCGATGCAGTCGCCGTACCTGGCCATCGTCAACCGCCAGGCGCAGATCATGCTCAAGGCCGCCGCCGAGATGGGCTTCACGCCCGCCTCGCGCTCACGCGTGGTGGTCAAGCGCGATGCCATCGTGGCCGACGACCCCTGGGGCGCGATTGCAGGGGGCGGCTGATGGCGCAGCGCAGTTACACCGCCGTGGCCCAGCGCTACGCCCAAGCCGTGGTCGCGGGAGACATCCCCGCCTGCCAATGGGTGCGTCTGGCCTGCCAGCGACAACTTCATGACCTGGCGCGCTTCAAGGGGCGCGCCTCGCCTTACCGGTTCAACCCGGTGCTCACCGATGCCATGGGCCGCCAGTACCGGCCCGCCGACAACCTGTGCGCCTTCGTCGAGCTCTTGCCGCACATCAAGGGGCCGCTGGCCGGCACGCCCATCACGCTGGAGCCCTGGCAGGTGTTCATCCTCAGCACCATCTTCGGCTGGGTCAAACGCGATGGCCGGCGGCGCTTTCGGCGCGCCTACATCGAGGTGCCGCGCGGCAATGCCAAATCCACCCTGTCATCCGCCGTGGGCCTGTACATGCTCACCGCCGATGGCGAGGGCGGCGCGGAATGCTATTCCCTGGCCACCACGCGCGACCAAGCCCGTATCGTGTTCGGCGATGCACAGCAGATGGCGCGCAAATCCTCGGGGTTCAGAACCCGCTACGGCGTCACCGTGGGCGCGCACAACATCCACGTAATCAACACCGCCTCCAAGTTCGAGGCCCTGTCGGCCGAAGGCTCGACGCTGGATGGCCTGAACATCCACTTCGGCTGCATCGACGAGTTGCATGCCCACAAGACCCGCACCGTCTACGACGTGGTGGAGACCGGCACCGGCAAGCGCGACAACTCCCTGCTGTGGGTGATCACCACGGCCGGATCGGATCGGGCGGGCATTTGCTACGAGGCGCGCAGCTTCGTCACCCGCGTGCTGGGCGGTCAGGTTGAGGACGACAGCCAGTTCGGCATCATCTACGGCCTGGACGACGGCGACGATTGGGCCACGGAAGACGCGCTGGTAAAAGCCAATCCCAACTGGGGCATCTCGGTACGCCCAGAGGTCATCCTGCCGCTGCAGGCCAAGGCGCTGCAACTGCCCTCGGCCACCAACAATTTCCGCACCAAGCACTGCAACGACTGGGTGAGCGTGGACACCGCCTGGATGGACATCCGGGCCTGGGAGCGCTGCGCCGACAGCCGCCTGAGTCCGGACGGCTTCGAGGGCCAGCCCTGCTGGATTGGCATCGATCTGGCCAGCAAGGTGGACATCGCCTCGATGGCGCTCCTCTTCGAGCGGGACGGCCAGGTGGTGGGATTTGTACGCCATTTCCTGCCCGAAGACACGGTGTTTGCGGCCGCCAACAGCCAGTACCAGGGCTGGATGCACGCGGGCCGATTGCTGGCCACGCCGGGCAACGTCACTGACTTCGGATTGATCGAGGCGGAGCTGCTGGACGCCGCCTCTCGCTTCGAAATCAAGGCCGTGGCCTTCGATCCTTTCCAGGCCACCCAGTTCTCCACCCGGATGCTGGCCGAGGGCCTGCCCATGATCGAGGTACGGCCCACGGTGCTGAACTTCTCCGAGCCGATGAAGCAGCTCGAGGCCCTGGTCTTGCAGGGCAAGTGGGCGTTCGACGGCGACCCGGTGCTCACCTGGATGGTCAGCAACGTGGTGTGCCACCGCGACGCCAAGGACAACATCTACCCGCGCAAGGAGCGCCCAGAGAACAAGATCGACGGCGTGATCGCGGTGCTGATGGCGCTCAACCGGCTGCTGCTGGACAACGGCGACAGCGGCTTCATCGAACAGGGATTTGTGGCGCTATGAATCTTCGCAGCCTCTTCAAACGCCTGCGGGGCGGCCACGACGTGACACCTGCCGTCAACAATTCTCTTTCCCTGGGCAGCGCCGAGCTCTACGAGCTGCTCGCCGGTAGTCCCGCCGCCGCGGGCGTGGCGGTCAACGAAGCCTCGGCGATGCGCGTCACGGCCGTCTATGCCTGCGTGCGCCTGATCGCCGGGGCCATCGCCAGCCTGCCGCTGGCCGTCTACCGGCGCACCGATGACGGTCGAGAGCGCGTGCGCAACGACCTGTGGTGGCTGCTGAACGAGCAGCCGTGTCCCACGGTATCGGCGGCGGTGTTCTGGGAATACCTACTTGCGCAGATGCTGCTCTCGGGCGACGCCCTGGCCGAGATCGAACGCGGTCGGGGCGGGGCGATTCGAGGGCTTATTCCCCTGGACAGCCGCGCCGTCGGCATCCGCAACGTGAGCGGCCGGTTGCGTTACGAGTTCTGCCGCGATGGCCAGTGGCTGGGTCGTGACCAAGACGACATCCTGCACATCCCGGGCTTTGGCTTCGACGGTACCCGCGGCATGAGCGTGATCCGCCACGCCGCCCGGGAAGCGATTGGCCTGGCCCTGGCGGCCGAGGCCTTCAGCTCGCGCTTCTTCGCCAGCGGCGCGCATCCGGACGTGGCGCTCAAGGTGCCCGGCAAGATGACCCAGGAGCAGATCGACAACCTGCGGCGCATCTGGGCCAGCAAGTACGGCGGCGCGCACAACGCCAGCTTACCCATCGTGCTGACCGAAGGCACGGACTTGAAGGAGGTCACGCTCTCGGCGCAGGACTCGCAGTTGATCGAAGCGCGGCGCTTCCAGGTGGCCGACATCGCCCGCGCCTTCGGCGTGCCGCCGCACATGGTAGGCGAGACGGATAAGTCCACCTCCTGGGGTTCGGGCATCGAGCAGCAAGGCATCGGCTTCGTGCAGTACACGCTGGCGCCGCACCTGAACCGTATCGAGCAGGAGATCAACCGCAAGTGTTTCCGCACCGAGCGGCTGTTCGTCGAGTTCAACGTCGAAGGACTGCTGCGTGGGGACTCCAAGGCCCGCGCCGAGTACTACACCCGGGCGCTGGGCGGCACGCAAAACCCCGCATGGATGACCCCCAACGAAATCCGCCGCCTGGAAAACCTCCCGCCGCTGGCCGGTGGTGACCACCTGGCCCAACCCAAGGACTTCCATGATGCCCCACCCACGACGCAAACCGATGAACCGACTACAGCAACTGCTGCGTGACAACGCCCACACGCCCCGGCGCTACGCCTGTCAGGCCAACGAGAAAGAGGGCGATGCCACCCTTTGGCTGTACGACGTCATCGGTGCCGACGCCTGGGGCGGGGTGGATGCGGCGCGGTTCGTGCAGGACGTGGCCACGATCAGCGCACCAGTGATCCATCTGCGCATCAATTCCCCGGGCGGTGACGTATTCGACGCCCGCGCGATGGCCACTGCCTTGCGCGCGCACCCGGCGCGCATCGTCGCCCACATCGATGGTCTGGCCGCCTCGGCCGCGTCCTACGTGGCGCTGGCCGCCGACGAGGTCGAAATCAGCGACGGCGCCTTCCTCATGATCCACAACGCCTGGGGCGTGGTGCTGGGCAACCGCCACGACCTGCTGGAGATGGCCCTCACGTTGGAGAAGATCGACGCCAGCATCGCCGCCGATTACCAGCGCAAGAGCGGCCAAGACCCCGCCACCGTCCAGCGCTGGATGGATGCGGAGACCTGGTTCACCGCGCAGGAAGCGCTGGCGGTGGGCCTGGTGGATCGCGTGACCGATTCCAGCACTGCGAGTACCGAGGCCGCAGCCCAGCAGCGCTGGAACCTCTCGGCCTACGCGGACGCGCCGTTCCTGCAGCCGCGTGCTTCCCCTGTGGGTGACGCGCGTGAGCGATGGCGGCGCCTGGCCGTGATCGAGCGCTGCGCCTGAGCCAGCGACCTGTACCTACCGATTTCCCGTCCTGTTCCTTCCCGCCGCCCGAGATCTCTCCGGCGGCTTTTTTACGTCTGCATCTCCGGAGAAAAACCATGAGCATCCAATCCCTGCGCGAAGAGCGCGCCCACCATGCCAAGACCCTGCGCAACCTCGTCGACCAGCACCCTGGCGATCAGTGGCAGGACGTCCAGCAACAACAGTACGACCGCCTGGTCGCCGACATCGACCGGCTCGATGCCCAGATCGCGCGCCAGCAAAAGGCCTATGACCTGGACGCACAAAACCATGCCGCCACCGAACGCCGCAGCGACGAGCGCGGGGTGTCGACCGACGAAGCCGCCCACCAGCTGCAGCAGGAGAAGGCCATCTTTGTGGCCTGGCTGCGCGGCGGCATTAACGCCTTGAGCTACGAGCAGCAGCAAGCGGTGGCCCGCAAGGCGGCCAGCATCCAGGCGAGCATGGGTACCACGGTGCCCGCCGAGGGTGGCTATCTGGTGCCCACGGACGTGGCGCGGCAGCTGATCGAGGCAATGGCGGCGTTTGGCGGCATGCGCGAGGTGGCCACCACCTTGCCCACGGCCAGCGGCAACCCGATCAACTACCCGACCACCAATGCCACCGCCGAGGAGGGCGAGATCGTGGGCGAGAACCAGTCGGTCACGGCGCAGGACTTCACCTTCGGTGTGAAGTCCATCGGGGCCTACAAGTACAGCTCCAAGTCGGTGGCGGTGCCCTTCGAATTGCTGCAGGACGCGGTTATCGATCTGGAGGCGCACATCAACCAGCGCCTGGCCCAGCGCATTGCGCGCATCACCAACCGGCACTTCACCGTGGGCACCGGCGTGGGCCAGCCGACCGGCGTCGTGACAGCGGCCAGTGTCGGGGCGACCGCTGCGAACGCTGCGGCCATCACCTTCGATGAACTGATCGACCTGGAGCACAGCGTCGATCCGGCCTACCGGCAGGTGGGGCGCTGCCGCTTCATGTTCCACGACAGCACGCTCAAGGCGATTAAGAAGCTCAAGGACGACCAAAAGCGACCGCTCTGGTTGCCGGGCGTGGCGGTGCGTGAACCCGACACCGTGCTGGGCTACGCCTACACCATCAACCAGCATATGCCGGTGCTGGCCTCCGAGGCCAAGGCGGTGCTGTTCGGGGATTTCTCCAAATACCTGATCCGCGATGTGCTGGCCGTGTCCCTGTTTCGGCTGACCGATTCCAAGTACACGGAGAAGGGCCAGGTCGGCTTCCTGGCGTTCTCGCGCCACGACGGCAATCTGATCGACGTGGGCGGAGCCGTTAAGGCCTTGCAGCAGGCGACGTGATGAAAGCGACTCTGACGGTGCCACCTGCGGGCGAGCCGCTGACGCTGGCCGAGGCCAAGCTGCACCTGCGGGTCGATCTGAATGACGACGATGCCTTGATCACGGCGCTCATCAGTGCGGCCCGCGAGCAGGTCGAGTTCCTCACGGGCCAAAGGCTGATCACCCAGACCTGGGAGTTGGAATTGGCGGCGGGCGAGCGAGGCGGACTGGAGGGATTGCTGCCGATCCAGAGCCTCACCAGTGCGTCGGCCTACACCCTGGATGGGCACTGGCCGCCGACCTTGACCACGCCGCAAGCGGCCACGGTGACCGTGATCTGCGGGTTTGGCAATGCGCAGGCAGTTCCGTCATCCATCCGGCAGTGGATGCTGCTGCGCATCGGCACTTGGTACGAGCAGCGCGAGGCACTGGTGTCAGGCACCGCTTCGGAGCTGCCGCGCGGATTTGCCGACGCCTTGCTCGATCCCTGGTGCGTGCCGCGATGCTGAGTCTGCCAGCCGGGCGCCTGCGCCACCGCATCGAGATCCAGAACTACGAAATGACCCAGGACGACTGGGGTCAGCCGATCTACACCTGGACGCATTGGGCCGATGTCTGGGCATCGGTCGAACCCTTACAGGGGCGGGAATTCTTTGCGGCACAGGCGCTGCAGTCGCAAACCACCGTGCGTATCCGGATGCGCTACCGGACTGGCGTCACTTCGCAGATGCGGGTGGTGTGGGGCGGCCGGTTCTACGACATCGAGTCGGTGATCGAGCCGCAGTCCAGGCGTCATGCATTGCAGCTGATGTGCAAAACCAGTCTGGCCACCCCTTGATCGACGGGGGGCGAGGTCACAAGAAGGTGAAAGCCATGAATCCTGAAACCGAAATCGCTGACGAGCAGGCACCGCCGCCGGCGGTGCTCGTCGAGAACATGCTCCTGCTGCGCCGCGAGGACTTCGACGAACTGCTGGACCGCGCTGCTGAACGCGGTGCCGAGCGTGTGCTGTCCCATCTCGGCCTCGAAAACGGCCACGCCGCGAAGGACATTCGCGAGCTGCGCGACCTGCTGGAAGCCTGGCGCGATGCGCGTCGCACGGCGTGGCAGACCACCGTCAAGGTGATCACCACTGGCATCCTGGCCGCGCTGCTGGTGGGGGCCGCCATCAAGTTGAAGCTGATGGGAGGCGCGCCATGACCACCACCCGCAAACTCTGCCTGCTCGCCGACTGGCGAAAGATCGCGCGCCGCGCCTGGAGCGTCCGCCTGTCTATTGTCGCCGCCATCTTCACGGCGGCGGAAGTGGTGGTGCCGCTGTTCGGCGACGTGCTGCCGCGTGGCGTGTTCGTGCTGTTGGCCTTCAGCGCCAGCATCGGCGCGGCCATCGCCCGCTTGGTGGCCCAGCCGGAGATGCACCGATGATCCGCCCGCCACAACGACGGACTTTGGCCGCGCTGACCCTGTCCGCCGCCGCGCTGGTCGGCATCGTGCTGCACGAGGGCTACACCGACCGTGCAGTGATCCCCGTCAAGGGCGATGTACCGACCATTGGTTTCGGCACCACCACCGGAGTAAAGCTGGGCGACACCACCACGCCGCCAAAGGCGCTGGCTCGGGCGCTCACCGATGTGCAGCAGTTTGAGGGGGCGCTCAAACAATGCGTGACCGTGCCCCTGGCCCAGCACGAGTACGACGCGTTGGTGAGCTTTGCCTACAACGTCGGCAGCCGTGCGTTCTGCCAGTCCACGCTGGTCAGAAAACTCAACGCCGAGGACTACGCCGGGGCCTGTGCCGAGCTGCTGCGCTGGCGCTTCTTCCAGGGTAAGGACTGTGCGCTGCCCGCCAATGCGCGCCTGTGCGGCGGGTTGGCCACACGGCGCGAGGCCGAGTACCGGCAGTGCATCGGGGAGGCGTCGTGAGCGTGATTCCGTGGCCGTATCGGCTGCTGGTCCTGGCGTCGCTTGGTGTCGCCCTGGTTGGCTTCGGCTGGATCAAGGGTGCGAGCCATGTTCAAGCGCAATGGGATGCCGCCATCCAGCAACAAGCCCTACAGACCGCCGCCGCCCGCGAGCAGCAGGCGCAAGCCACCGTCAAGGTCGTCACCCAGTACCTCGACCGCGTCCGCGTCGTCCGCGAGAAGGGCGACACCATCATCAAGGAGGTTTCAGTCTATGTGCCCGTTCAAGCCGATGCTGCTTGCTCTATCAACCGTGGCTTTGTGCGCCTGCACGACGCTGCCGTCGCCGGTGAATTGCCCGAGCCCGCCCGAGATGCTGATGCGGCCGCCACAGGCATTGCGCTCTCTGCCGTCGCCGGAACCGTTGCTGCCAACTACCAGACCTGCCACGAGAACGCCGAGCAACTGAGGGCGTTGCAGGCGTGGGTCAGGGATGTGCAAACGACTACGGAGTGACCTGACTGTGGTCAATGCGCAGTAACCATTCAACCTGACGTCGAGCAGAGGCAATCACTTGACTGAAGATTCGAGCGTCGACATTCGGCTCGCGATTTTCTTTCCGCGGAAAATCAGACGACAGACGCCCCCCAATCAAAAGCACATGTATCGGCGAGGTGATATGCTTGGCGAAGTCGTGCCGGTACTCGATGGCTTGTTTGTAGTCATCGTAATTCAAACTGTGGTCGGGGCGCTTGAACTCGATCAACAGATACTCACCATTGAGATCCTGGTTCAGCAGCAAATCCGGACGTTTGTCGGCATTTTTCCCCTTGTACGTCGTGTTGAGTACATCTTCAATCTGCCTCTTCAACGTGATGTTGGAGCTGAAGAGTGAATACTCTGGACCGAACACCCACAGACTCAACTCCAGCGATTTGTGCATCGCAGCTTCGGTCGTGGCGGGATCGCGAGCTAATGCTTCCAGTTGGTCAAGAAACTCCTGCCGCGCAGCTGCTTGGGCGACAAGAAAGGCCATTTCAGCTAGCCCGAAATTGTTCAAGCGATCCGCAATTGTCGCCACTTCACCCTGTGATGCATCGGCTATGTGTTCCAGCAAGATGCGGTAGTCGGATCGCTCCAATGCATCCAGCAACACGCCGACGATGGGTTCAACCTTGCTTGGCGGCTCATCGTAATAACGTTCCAGAATTTTCTTGATCGATTTGTCGGCGAAACTCCGCTTGTGTTCTGGCAGGCTTGCCAAGCGCTGCTGAATGATCTTCTGCATTCGCGCTTGCGCGAGCTGGAGTTCCATCCCGTACTTTTCTTTCGCCGCCGAAATGAGGATCGGCTGAACGAAGGCTTCTACTGCTTTCAGTTTTTCGCTGTTCTCTACCAGTGAATCCCATCCGGCGGTGACGTGGTCAAGCAGCCCGTCTGCATCCACTTCACCGTACATCTTCTTCAACAGCTTCGGCGGAAAATACTCGTGTGCTTCCAGGCCGAAGAAGCTGGGCGAGCCGACCGCTTTGCCACCAACGCGCAGTGTGATTCCGGGCTGGCGTAAGCCCGCTTTTCCGTCGAAGATCGATAGTCGCAGTTTGACGTCGCCAACGTCAGGCAGTGTCGTCTGGTGTTCCGAGTAGCTACCTTGGACGTCATCGACATCAAGTCGCTTACCATCGACGAACACGGCAAAGTCGTCATGCCTCCCGTAGTCCTGAAGTAGTACTTGCCGCAGGCGATTAGCGTCGGGATAAGTCAATCCCTGATGCAATTCGCTCAGCGTGATGACCGTGCCGTGGATACCCGGATCGCAGTCCTCACTATGCAGGGCAATATCGAGGTGTTCGATATCCTCCACCTTGCCTATGGCATCCAGACGCAGGGCGATGCGGCATAGCCTCCCGCGCGTGCTGGTCTCCAAGGTCATTACCGAAGCCGCCATGAACCCGGCGAACTTGCCGATTCCTTTACGCCCTTTTACCTGACGATTTTTCCCGACCGTGCGCTCGCCTCGCGACGAACGCCTATCTTTGGCAATGGTGAGGTAGTGCCGCCGAAGCTCTTCTTCCGTCATTCCGGTGCCATCGTCCCGGATGACGATGGGTTCGCCGCTCATGGGTTTCGGCAGCTGGATGCTGACCTGATCCGCATCAGCATCCCAAGCGTTGTCTACCAATTCCTTCAACGCACGCTCGGTCGACCTATATTCCTGACTCAGCAGCGTGGCGAGGCGGGAATCGACTTGGAATCGAAGCCTGGCAGCACTCATAGGGTCTCCTAAAGCAACATTCGATAGCGACGGTTGTCCGCATCGGTGGATTTCAGTATTCGGTACTCCATCCCACTGGCCACCGCGATCTGCTGGGCGAAGTCCTTTTTGGCCTGCACCACGGCATCCTCGATCTGGTTGTCGGCCTTCACCTCGACGATCACGTACTTCAGGCTGCCATCCGGCTCTTCGCGCTGGAAGATGAAGTCGGGGTAGTAGCTGCGCACGGTGCGCGAATCGGGGTCGATGTACTGGATGAAGAAGTCTGACTGGCCGTGGGTCAGCATTCCGGTGAAGTAGATCTTCTTCACGCGCTGCTCGCGCAGCAGGTCCCAGAACAGCCAGTTCTCCGAACCGGAGTCGAAGCAGTAGGTGTCGAGGTGGAAGCTCTTGGCGCGCTCCTCGTCCTTGATTTGCGGGTCGTTCATCCGGACGATCTTGTCCTTCGCCGCCGATACCTCGTAGTAGCCGTTCGGAGGCATCTTGATCAACTCGACCTCGTGCTCCTCGGTTTGCTGCGACTCGTCCAGGTCGTAGAGCTGGCGGAACAGGCGCGGGATGATCTCGTCGTAGAGCAGCTCGTTGAACTCGTTGGTAATGGCCACCAGTTCGTCGGTGCCTTCCTCGGTTGCGTCGAGCAGCTCCTCAATCTCCAAGGGGTTCCGGTTCAGATAGCGTGACACCTCGGCCACCAGCGTAAGCCGCGAGAAGGTCCGCTTTTCCCGGCGCGCCGTCAGGTCGAAAGTGCGACTGCCGGATGCGCGGG